CATTTAAAGGTGTTAGGATGCCTGTGTATTCATTACCAAAATTGGATAATCAAATCGCATCAATAAACCAAAGTTTATTATCTAATTTGGTGTCTGAAATTCAGAGAAAGAGACAAGTTGAACAAACAACCGCCAACCCACCAACAAACATTACAACTGTGGGTAACACAATTTATACAAAAGGAAGTTACACTCCCGAATCGTCATCAACTTGTAATACAAGTTTAAGTTCTACATATGAAAATTATGTTGGAGTTGATTCAGTTGAGGTTAAGTTTAACTACTCACAAATTGCGTCAACTTTAAAATCATTAACCACAGATACAAGAGTAAGGGCTAGTGTATTCTATACTATGTATGTAAATGGGGTTAAAGAAAATCAATTTGTTGGTTACAATTACAATTTTGCGGGAGCACCGTTAGGTGGATATCTATATGACAATATAAATTATGGTGGACTTAAGACATATTTTAACGGAACTTATTTCTGTATGAACGATGGTTATTACTCAAGACCATATGCATCTTTTGATAACCTACAAAATTTTATGAGTTTTATGGTTGATTACTATAAAACAAAAGTGGACTTATTTAATTCCGCTTGGAATAGTGGAACACTTACATACGAGAACTATCCATCAACTATGGCGGCAATTTTAATTGATTTTTGGCCTTACCCTCGTTTTGGGACAAATTTACAAAACAATAAACAATTAGATGATTGGTTTAAAAATAATGAAAGTAAAGCTGAAGACTTAACAATTAAGGCAACTGAAACTTTATCTATTATGAAAACAAATAATCTTTTGTAATGAACAGATATTTATAAGAAAAGAATTTTTATGAGCGTTAAAACTATTTTAGACAATTATTTGGGTAAAAATACCAAATACTCCGAAAGACCAAATGGTGACGGAACATCACAAGTTTGTGATTTAGAAACTGGAGATTGTTATACTGTGAGTGTAAAAGACGGTTTGATTGAAAGATTTGACAACACAAAAAAAGTTAACAGAAGAGTCCAAGTTGAAACCCCTATGGGTGTTAAACAATTATTAAACGGATAACAAAAAATGAAAACTGACGAAAGAATATTATCGGAAATTAAAAGATATAACTCCATTAACAACTATATAATGGAACAGGATGCATTAGATGCTCCTGACTTAGGTGCGGAACCGACACCGGCTCCTGATTTAGGTGGTGCACCTGCGGATGCTCCTGTTGCGACACCTGCAGATACAACACCAACAGTGATTGATGTGGAGACTGATACCGATGTTGAAAAAATTAATAGTAAAGGTGAATCCGAAAAAATAGAATCAGGTACTGAAGAATTAGACATCACTGATTTGGTTGATAGCCAAAAGAAAATTGAAACCAAACAAGAAGAGTATTTTCAAAACTTATTTGGTCAGTTGGAAACTTTACAATCTAAATTAGGTGAAATGGACGGGTTAGTTCAAAAACTAAACGACATTGAGACTAAACTTGAAAAATACAGACAAAAGACTCCTGAAGAAAAGTTGGAGTTAAGAAGTTTGGATTCAGGTCCATATAATCAAAAACTGACAGACTATTTTTCAGACAAACTTCCTGAAATGGAAAAACAGGGTAAGGAGTATGTCTTAACAAGTGATGACGTACAAAGTTTCTCACCAAATGAAATCAAAAAAACATTTGCTGCGGAACTCCCCTCAATGAACACGAGAAACTATAACAACTAAAATAAAGGAAGGGGATGAAAATCCCCTTTTTTATTCCTATCTTTGAAAACACCTTGACGAAAAAACTAAATTGGCGATTTGACAAACGAGAAATTAACAACTATAATTTATAAAAACTAAAAACAAATTTTATTATGACAAATGTATTAGATGCAGTATTGGCGCAGTATGAAAAGAACACAGCGAACTTTGGCGAAGACAGAATGACACAAGAAGAAAGAATGAAAAAGTATTTCGCTTGTATCCTTTTGGACAATGAATCACAAGGACAACGTAAAGTACGTATCCTTCCAACTAAAGATGGTAGTTCACCTTTTAAAGAAGTGTGGTACCATGAAATTCAAATCGACGGGAAATGGACAAAATTGTATGACCCGGGTAAAAATGACAACGAACGTTCACCTTTAACTGAGGTTTATGAAGAGTTGGTATCAACAGGTAAAGAATCTGACAAAGAATTAGCAAAACAATACAGGTCACGTAAGTTTTACATCGTAAAAGTTATTGACCGTGACAAAGAACACGAAGGTGTTAAGTTTTGGAGATTCAAAGACAACTATAAAAAAGACGGAGTGTTGGATAAAATTATTCCAATTTGGAGGGCTAAAGGTGACATCACCGACGCTAACACAGGTAGAGACCTTATCATCCAACTCCAAAAATCAAAAACAAATGCGGGTAAAGCATACACTTCAATTCAAACAGTGATGCACGACGACCCATCTCCACTACACTCAGATGCTGAGATTATGAAGTCTTGGTTGGAAGATGACTTGGTGTGGGGTGACGTATATTCTAAGAAACCCGTAGAATACTTAGAAGCAATTTCACGTGGTGAAGTTCCAAAGTGGAACCCTGAAACTCAAAAGTGGGTTTATGGTGATGAGGCAATCATGACTATGGGTGGAAACAAAGAAATGAAAAATTCTTATTCAGACCCACAAGCAGGAGCAGAACCTGACGAAGATTTACCATTCTAATTATATATTGAGCATGGACACTTACATAGACATAGTGTCCATGCTCTTTATTTTTAATAAAAAAAACAAACGTATATATAATGGCAATTAAGAAAAAAGAATTTGGAGATATTAAGAAACAGTTTTCTTCCTCCGCAAAATATAAACCACAAAGATTTCTTGACTTAGGAAAAGATTTCTTGGATGCAGTTGGATTACCTGGTCCTGCTATTGGTCATTTAAATATGTTCTTGGGACACTCAGATACAGGTAAAACAACCGCAGCGGTTAAATCAGCGGTTGCCGCTCAAAAAATGGGTGTACTTCCCGTGTTTATTATTACCGAACAAAAATGGAGTTTTGAACACGCAAAACTTATGGGTTTTGAGTGTGATGAGATTATTGATGAGGAAACAGGTGAAGCTGATTGGGACGGATTTTACATATTCAACAACAACTTCAGCTACATTGAACAGATTACTGATTACATCAATAGCTTATTAGATGCTCAAGAAAAAGGTGAATTGGATTACAGTTTATGTTTTATTTGGGATTCTGTAGGTTCAGTTCCTTGTAAGATGACTTACGAAGGAAAAGGAGGAAAACAACACAACGCTGCGGTTCTTGCCGACAAGATTGGTATGGGTATCAACCAAAGAATTTCAGGTTCAAGAAAATCAGATTCAAAACATGAAAACACATTGATTATTATTAATCAGCCATGGGTTGAACTTCCTGACAATCCATTTGGTCAACCAAAAATTAAGGCAAAAGGTGGTGAAGCAATTTGGTTGAACTCATCGTTGGTATTCTTATTTGGAAACCAAAAAGGTGCGGGAACAAACAAGATTACCGCAACCAAAGACAAACGTAGTGTTAAGTTTGCAATTCGTAGTAAAGTATCCGTATTAAAAAACCACATCAATGGTTTGGGATATGAAGACGGAAAAATTATCGTAACACCACACGGGTTCTTGGCAGGAAAAGACTCAACAGAAGAAAAAGCATCTATTGAGGCTTACAAAAAAGAATACGCTGACTATTGGAGTCAAATTATCGGAACCGATGGTGATTTCGATTTGAAAGAAGAAAAAGAAGATAGGGTTTTAGAATAATAAACTGAAGTGGTAAAAACATTAGTAGTTGACGGAGACAACTTATTTAAGATTGGGTTTCATGGTGTTAGAGATTTCTACCATGAAGGTCGACATATTGGTGGAATTTACCACTTCATTAATGTAATTCAAAGATTTCTATCAGATTATAACTACGATAAAATTGTAGTATTTTGGGACGGAAATAATAATGCATCCCAAAGAAAGGCACTCTATCCTTTATACAAAGAAAATCGTCGCATGACGATGAATGAAGATAAGAAAGAATCTTATTATTATCAGAAAAATAGAGTAAGACAATACTTGGAAGAAATGTTCGTCAGACAAGTGTGTATTGACGACCACGAATGTGATGACTTAATTGCTCACTACTGTCAAATCAGTGATGAAAAAGTAACCATATTATCATCAGACAAGGATTTAACACAACTTATTTCAAGTAAGGTACACATCTACTCACCCATTGCGAAACAATGGATTACAGACAAACACAAGGTTAAAATTGGTACCATAGAAATTCCCGTACAAAACGTTGAATTGATTAAAGTATTATTGGGTGACAAATCCGATAACATTGAAGGTATTCAAAACTTTGGTGAAAAGAAATTGGTTAAATATTTTCCTGAGGTGGTTGATAATATTGTGACAATAAACGATATTTTGGAAAAGGGAAAACAATTACTTGCAAATGATATCAAAAGCAAACCACTTCAGAACCTACTATCAGGTGTTACCAAAACAGGAACCTACGGAGAAGAATATTTTACAATCAGAAAGAAGATTGTCAGTTTGTCAAACCCAATTATTACAG